TGGCGGTTCATCCACCAGCGGCGGGTCTGCTCAGACTCGCAGGTGGCTTTTATGTTTCCGAGCAGGTATCCACCGATGAACGAGCAGGTCATGCAGGTGGTGAATAGAATGAGAAATGTTAGTGGTTCCATATATATTAAAAATTAGATGTTGTAGAATTTTGCGCGGACACCAGCGAGTGCCGTTTTTTCTTGATCGGCGTTTAGACCTACCTTGATGCCACCGTCTTGGTTTGGGAAAAGCTCAACACGCTCGATGCTGGTCACATACCAATAAGATCCACCGCGAACCGCTTTGATCCGATTTGCGATGCGTGTGTATTTGTAGGCGCGAGCCACCGAGCCGCCGGACGTATATGTCATCTCTGCGCCGATGCGTGATGATTTAGCAATTCCAAATGCGGCGAGTTGCTTTTCGGCGATCTCGGTCGCATTAAGGATATCCATTGCCGAGGCTGTTGCTGATTTGGCTTTACCATTTACTTTGTCTAGGGAATCGGAGAGTTCGCGGCCTTTAGTATTTAGTGCAACTTTGATTTTCATTTTTGGTTTTCTGTTTTTGGTTTCTTCGTTCGGGTCATCCCGTTCGATGTGCAAACACTCAACCATTTCCGTAAAGATGAAAAGAAAAATTTTTGCGAAGTGCAAAAATAATTCTTGAGAAAATTCTTTACAAATGAGCGCAACCAATGCCCATGCGCCTCTGCGGGCTTTTTTATTTTGAGATCGGGCGGTATAAATTTACCTCGCGAGCGCCTTGGTTAGTCTGTATCGTTGCCTTTTTTGATTCGAGAATCCCTTTTCCAAGGGCGGTTTCAACTCGGCAAGAAATTGATGCGATGGTCAACTTTGACTCGTTCGCAATAGCGCGAATGGTCTTCCAGCCTTGCTTGGCGAGTTCCTTCTCGTTCTCAGCTTTTGTCGTTGAGTAGAAAGCATCCCACGCTTTGGTTACATCGGCAATAGCCACGGGTTGTTTTGTTGTCTTTCGCATAAATTAATGTTTATTGAGTTATCTTTGTAGTATCCATATGCGAAGCCCTGCGACCAAGCCAGCGTGGCGCGGCGCGTCGAAGCGTATTCCATATCGAAACGCGCAAGCATTCCGGTGCAATAGCCCGAAGCGCCGTCTAGCGTGCGAGCGCGTTCCCATCCGACTCGGTGAAGGTGGGCCAGAACGCATTGGCCGTATGTCTCCGCATGATCGCGGATGGCCTGCACGTTATACATATACCCGTGCAGGAACTTCGTTCCGCCTAGCTCGTAAAAGGATCGAATGTGATATGGATACAGCCGCGCTTTTAGTTCCTTCGCGGTCTTCTCGATGGCTTGGATGGTGAGCGTAGCGGCGTGAGCGGCTAGAGCGTTCGGCGACGACGCGAGCTTGTAGAGCCGGGCTTCATGGTTTCCGTAGAGAATATGTTGCGGCCTCAGTTCGTGAAGGAAATCAATACCGGCAGAAAGATCGTCGCTGATACTCGCGGCGCGGTCGCTTGAGTTCGGGTCGGAAATAGCGCCAGAGCGAAAGGCGGCTAGGTCTAGGAAGTCGCCTAGGTGAATTGTCGTGTCGGGCTTCCAGCGGTCTCGGAACATAAGAACACTTTTGCGTGCCTCTGGGTCTATTTGATCCCCGTGAGAGCATCCGACTGCCATCCATTTCTTCCAGCCCTTCATTTGAGTTCTGGAATGTTTCGCTCGCTACGTTGCTCCCATATCCATTCACGGATTTTCTCCATCGAATTAACGTCAAGGCCAGCAAACTCGCCGCCATCGTGCTTGAGAGCGCTTCGGAGTTCTTGGTCTATGTCATCCACCAGTATCAAAATATCAAGCGCCTTGCAGGCCACCTCGTGCTCGTATCGCTCTGTCTCGTCGTATTCAAGTGTCATTTTCATGCCTCGTCTTCCTCCTCTTCTTCTTCCAAGTCTGGAAATAAAATGCTGAATGAGTCGCCCGCGAGTCCTTCGACGGCGTATTTGTTCCCGAAGACAAACTCCCCGTGCATCGTTTCGCCGCCTTGTTCCCATGATACGATGGTAAATCCGCAATCATAATGCTCGGACAGGATGCGCTTCGCTTCCGCGAGTGCTTCTGTGCGCTCTGATTCAACCGTCGGTTGTTTCTTTTTTTTCAAGCGAGGATGTCGATTTTTTTGGAAACTCTAGTGCGTAAGATTGTAAGCATTTCGCGTTCTGTCATTCCCTTCGCCCAATGCGGACGTAGCTGATAGTGCGGCTCGTCAACAAATTTCCAGTCGCCGCCCCATTCAAGGCCGAGGCTCTTTCCAAGCGTGCCTAGCTCGTTATAGAGCGGGTGTTCGCCGCAATACTCTTTGCCGCGAAAAATACCAATATCGAAAGCGATGCCGAAGTTGTGATTTGAATGCCCCGCTGGTGCATTCGTGACCTTCTTCCCTGGAGTTGTGCGTCCTTTTGCGTAGAGCGCATCTTGCTCCATATAGCTCCGAGTGCCGCTGATGATCTTGACGTCACAGCCAACCTTTGCAGCGATGACCTTTGCAACGCCTAGGAAGGCCCGTGCGGCCTTTTGAGCTTCGGGGTGGAGCGTTGCAAGCTGGATCTCGCTGCGTTCGTCGAACGTCATTTTTTCAGCCCTTGGATGTCTGGGAGTTCGTAGCAGAATGTGCCGTAATCCGTCTTAAAGCATACCGCCGGATTATTGAACCCAGCGCATGAAGTCAAAAGCGCCATCCCCAAGAACGCAAAGGAGAGAACGATCATCCAAAGCGCAATTTGCTTGGCGCTCATTTTTCTTTGCGGAAGATTTCGATGAGTCCGATAATGGCGACTACCGCCGCGCCGATTGCGTCCCATTTTGCTGGCTCTAGGCTTAGACCGGCAACGCCGCCGATGATGGCAATTCCGCGAATGGTGGACGGCTCTTTGAGTTTTGAGAGTAGTGCTTTCATGGTTTTTTGGGTCTGGTCATTTTATACAAGGAAACTGCGCCAATGCAAATTCCCATCAGAAGCGAAAGAATGCGAAGCCATGCCTCAACCTCGCTGAACGAGATCAAGACGGCGGCAGCGGGCGCGGACGTTCCGACGAGCGAATGGAAAGTGTGGCTCTCCATTACGTCAAGCTGGCTTGCGTTATGAGTTCCTCGGTGAGCGTGCATGACTGTAAAATGATCGTGTTGCGCTCGCCGCTTTCGGTTAGCTCGATCTCCAGATCGGCGGTCGCGCTTGTCGCGTTAAGCAAATAGTCGCGCACGCCGAACGTCGAGAAGTTCACCGATGCCGTTTTGCCTGCTGTCGCGCTCAAGCCGCTTTGAACCTGGAGTGTTGGTAGGTCGGCAAAGCCCTTGCTGCCTCCGAAAGTCACGTCGTAGTAACTACCCTGAATGCCGCTCACGGTCGCATTGCCCGCTCCGATGGAGTCGAGTGCTTGCAAGGCCGATTGAAGGCCCGATGCTGTTGTCGAAGCGTCGAGCGGGTCGGTCTGACGTAGGACGGTTGTTGCGACGCTTCCTGTCGTTACCGTGCCTGTGCCGGTTGTTATCGCTACGGCGCCCGCTGTTACACCAAGCAAAAACTCGGTCGTCTGCGGAATAGAGCGAACGAAGTATTGGAGGCCAGCCGTGTAGCCTGTCAGCGCTGTGAAGCCTGTTAGCACGACAGGCTGGGCGAGCGTCAGTCCGTGGTTGGTTGCCGTAATAAATACGCCATCCGTGACGGTCGAGGCGATGTCTACATTGTAGGTCGGAACGGTTACGCGATAGCTACCTTGGTATGGAGGCCGTGAAAACGAGATACGCTGCACTTCGTTTTGAAGTGTCGAGCCGGTAAGGGTCGTGGCGATGCTAACCGTCAAGGCCGTGCCTAAGTCTGTCCAAGTCGGTTGATATACGGCTGGAGCGAGTCGAAGTTGCAACTCTTGAATTTCGGCGGTCGTAGCGTCTCCGACTAGGCGCTCGTCAATTAGCGCGGACGTCTCTGGAATTAAACGCGCGACGTTTGCCGTGATCGCGGAGCGAGTGCCTGCGGAGTTAAACGAAATGACGAAATTGGTCGCCATCGTGCCGTCAACGCTAACCGATCCCGCGCTCGTAATGGCTGAGAGTGAATTGAGCGCGGACGAGATCGCTCCGGCGGTCGCGCTGAACCCGATGGCTCCGCTCGTCTCGCCGCCGAAGGAGAGGGTGAAAGTGCCGCTTGCTGGAGTTCCTGTCCTTGTTCCTACGCCGAATTTGACCGTCGTGCCGGTCATGTCCACTACGTTAAAAGGCGCGGACACGTTGCCCGTGGCTTCGAGGAAATAGAGGTTAATTTCTCCGTTGTCGCCCTTCACGAAGCGCGGTGCGGTCGCAGGCGTAAGGCTCGTTAGGCTTGTCGCAAGCCTGCGGTTGGTCATGTCAATGTAAAGGTCGCGTGCCATTTACTTGTCGCTTTTGTCAACAGCTTCCCATTTGCCTATCGGGCACTTTTCGGTTGCCATGCGTAGTTTTGCCCACGTCGAGCATCCGCATTTGCGACAGCGGCCCGTGGCGTTCAAGGCGGCGGCGTCCCATTCGGGACAGGCGCGACAGGTCGCTTCGCGGGTAGCGAGGTCTTCGGGTGGCGTGGTGGCGAAGCCTGCGCGAGCGAAGCGGTGCGCGGCGTGGCCGAAGCGAGCGAGCATTTCACGGGCGGTTGGTAGTGGATGGCTCAGCGTCTCAGACACAGGGCGGAGGTGAGCAATCATGGCATGGACATGACTATCCAATTCGGATTGTGGGACGCGCAGAATATGGAAAGCTGGTGTTGCCGTAAGGTATTCCAATGCTCGGGCGCGGACTCGTTCAATGTTGGCGGCTAATGTTTCAGGATCGGGCTGAATCTTTGCGCCGCGAGCAAAGTTGAGTTTTCTCAAGCTGATTGCCGACTCCATAGGGTCGCGCTCCATCCATATCACAAAAAACTCTCTTCTGGTTATGGGCAACTTTTCCAAATGGTGCGGGAGTGGCATCTTGAAAGTTAGTCCATCGAGTGAGTCGAGCACCTTGTCAGCACTTCCATTCATGCAAGCTGCCATGATTTGCGGAGCCTCGAAATATCCTTGCGGGTTAAACTCGTCGAAGTGCTCGCCTTGGTAAAAGATCGGGATTCCTGAATCGCGTAATAATCGCATTGCGGCAGAAGTTCCAGAGCGCGGAAACCCTGCGACTATTCCGTGGCGAGTCATGGTTGCGGAGGCCATGACGCCCCCTCAAGAACTAATTTATACAATGGCTCTCCACAAAGGTCGCCAGAGTCTTTATAATCTTTGGTTACATTATTAGGAAAGCCGCCATCATTTGGGCATTCAATTTCTGTCCTTAAATATGTAGCTCCGTTACTTTGATTCAGAAAATATGTAGGCGCGATCTGTGGATTGTTAGGTATCCAAGCGGTATAGAACCAATACAGAGACAGGTATTCTGTATTTTGGTTATAGTAAGTAACTGGATACGTTATTCCACTTCCAGGTGGGCCATCTACAATGCAAGTAAATGGGCCAGTTGTAGAAACAATATATTCATAAGAAGTTCCTTGGCTTCCCATATTAGCTTGATTCTCAAGTGCTCCAAAAATCTCTTCCCTATCCTCTGTTGGATTTTGGAATGAATACTCATAAAGTTGAATTACAGGAACTATTGTTCCTATGCCTTGAGTCGCTGAGATGTTTGTTGTGAACCCGTAGCGTATAGCATTAAATTGCGCCTCGGTGATGGAACACCCCCCGCAACACGCGCAATTCACAGCGCGAGTTGTGTCGTTGTCGGTTTTGATTTTGATAGCGTTGGAAGCGGTTCGGCCTAGTGTCATACTAGCACTCCTCGGTTGAGAGCCAAGTTAGCGCCCCTTCCACCGCGCCGAGAACGTATGTCCCCGACGCTGGTGCTTCGGGGATGTCTTCCTTCCAACTTAGCGCCCCGCCTGTCGAGGCGAGCACTCGGTTGCCGTCGCTTGTGACTGGTGGAATCTTGAGTTTGAAGCCGGTGAATCCCATCGAAGCGACCTCCTCAACAAGCGTCGGATCGGCTTGTAATTT